CAAGCGCATAGTCGATGGGTACGGCTCGTCCCTCCCAGTCCAATTTCGCCGCCCACTCAAGGGCCACGCTCGACCATGGGGTCTCGCGTGCGAACTGGCCTGCACCAGGAGGTGGGAGCTTCAACGTACCCGGTTTCATAGCCTTTGGTCTACAAGGGCGATACTTTCCTCCGTACGTCCAATAGTCAACGTGCGCTTGTCTAGCGACATGCGCACGCAACGTACGGTTCGGCACGCGATAGGCCCCCTCGGGGGTATCATCAAACGGTCCCACAGGTGGTCCGTCAAACAAAGCCTCGAGGCTATCGCGCGTCTCTCTGAACAGCCTTCCATCGGCTGGAGAGAAGAAAATATCAACCCTAGTAGCGTACTTGGATGGGTTAATCTCCTCGTTACGGAGGAGTGTGTAAAGTTGCGCGCGGACGCACTTCGGCATGTCGCGCATCCCCTTGCTGGGATGGCCGAGACCACCCAGAGCCACGGGAAGCTCTGGAGGCCGACGAAGGCGCCTTGCCTTGGCGCGCACGCTTTTACACAGGACTCGGGCTACACGCCGCAACGCTTTCCATTGCGGCGCAAAGTAATTACCCTTGTCCATCACCCCATTACCATCACGCATGAATTGCTTAAGGGGGTAAGGGTTATAAAACCGAGGCTGGCCCCCGGGTCCTTCCGCAAGACAAAAAGTCTCACAGAAGGTATAACCCCTATCCGAAATGAAAGTTTTTCCCTTATGCAATCCAGAGCCTACAGATTCAATACTCTTTCTGTAGGCACGCACCTGGTGGGGCAGCGCAAGCGTAGCCAAGTCATCTCCGCAGATGACCGTGGCACGGCCAAACACATCCGCAGCCCAACCGTTGATGAGCGACAACATCGTGAAAGAGAACGGAGTTCCCATCAAGCATCCCCTGTTCATAGGGACGTCCACATGTTGACCCGAGACATCAACGGCACCAAGTGTGCAAACCTCCTCCCACTGCGCTTTGGTGAAAGACTTCCTTCGGTATCTCACATAATGCTTCGGTCCTCCAACGCCAAGGGATTGGAGAATCGCATCCGTGTACAGGCTGGGCAAGCCCGCACGGCCAAGACCGCGAACAACGGCCTTAATTGCATCATGAGAGAAACCATCGGTCGCCTTAGTCAAATCGGCGCTGATCCAGCGCCAATCACCACGTGCGTGACACTGCATGCCGGTTACGAACCCACCGGGCCCGACGCGCTTCTCGAACGCGCGCACCCGTTTGTCCAACTTCCTAAGGACAGGGAACACGGCCTTCCTGCAGATGTCACCCACAGTAAAGACAGGTGGAGGAGGGATGGTAATGACACGCACCTTGCAGCCCTGCTCAGCGATCGGCGCAGCCTCGTGGACGAGCCGCGAGTCCCAACTGCCACTCCCAATACGGGAAAGCTCATTCATCGACAACAAGGTTCCGTAACCTTGCATGAGCTCACCTACTTGTCCCGTAGTAGGAAGTGGCAACTGCGTAATCTTGAGCAGCCTGTTGACGAGGGAGTCCTTCCCGGGGAAGGCGGGCCCAGACGAATTAGCTTCTCTCACAGGACCTTCGAACAGCCAGGGAACGCTGTTCAGCCAGTCAAAGGGCGTCGACGCGACCCTTTCTGCGTGAAACCTGTTAAAGTTAGTCTCGATGAGAGACTGAAGCCAACCGTCATACCCGCCCTTAGAACCCGGGCCCCCAACAACAGCATTCTTGCTGCTAGGTGCATGTATCCAAGTACGATTTCTCAACTTATCGCCAAACCTTACCACTATGCTCTCTTCAAGGTCCGCACAGACATCGTCCGGACAAGCATAGGGTTTAGCGATATTACGGGCATGGTTAATCAACCCTTCAGCGACGCGGCGGGGCGATGCGACTGGAAGAGCCCGGGCGCACCTTGTGAAGGCAAGGGCACGCCTAGGCTCACGCAAAGCCCACCGTTGAAGCCACCGCTGAAGGATCGTTGGAAGTTCATCCACGTATTCTGTCAAGGAACCCGTAAGCGCAACGTTACGGAGGGAAACGCACAAGGCCTTCACCTTGTCCGATGTCCAATCAGAACCACGCGGATCGGAGGCGGAAACCCACCTCCTGAACATCCAACAACCATGCTGTTGAGAAATGCCACTGGCCACGAAACCTGCCCAAACTGCCTGCCAGACAGCAGTTTGGGAATCGACTTTACGCCGATGGGACTTCTTCTTTCTAGATCCATTGATCGGGATTGAAGAGGGACCTAATACACGGCCAAGAAGCGTTGTCGGAAGACGCCGCTTGATGGTGCTCATGTAGGAGG